CGCGGCTTTCTTGGCACCGCTTGCGGCTTTGGTCATAATGCCGCCAACGGTAGATTCAAATCCGAATATAGCAGCGATAAGTTGAGTTACCCATTGAAACGCTTCTGTGATCTTGTTTATGAAATCAATGATAAAGGGAATAAGAGGCACAAACGCCTGCACAATCAAATTGACAAATGAGCCTTTGAGCGTGTCTATTGCACCTGACAACGCTTTGAATTTTTCACCAGAAGAGCCAGTGAGTAAATCAAACTCCTGCACAACGCCGCGAATAGCGTTGATGATCGTGCCGCCCACAAACGCCGCAACCATCGCCGCGCCAATACCCTTGATAATATTCAAGACACTACCAAGGGACTTCGATAACCCTTGCCACGGCTTTATGGCGGTTTGTGCGGCTTTGGATGTGGTTTGTCCAACCTTGGAAGCAGTTTGTCCAACCTTTTCAACCTGTTTGGCAATCTGCTTTGTTCCCTGATTGATTCCAAGTGTGTCAATCTTTGTCGATATGTGAATGGATCCATCCGCGCCGGTAGTTATGCCTGCCATTAGGTTTGATTCCTTTTCAATCGCGCCCGTTCAACCTTGCGTATAAAGTCAGATGCAATTTCTTTTTCTTCCAAGCTGCGAGTATCCACATCGGGAACATCTATCAATTCGGGATTTTCTCTCGCCGCTTGCATTTCTTCTTTTGATGCTTTGCCAGTTTTCAACCTTTTGCGAAGTGCCGTGAGCTGACAAAAGGTAGTGTCCTGCCCAAGGTCCATAAACAAAGCTAGAAATTCCCACCAGTGGAGATTGGCGGTTTGCAGGTCTATACCGTGCGTTTGCCTGAATGCGGCAAAGATGAAATTTGCATCCTTGGCGAAACTATACAGTCGCATCGGTGTATCTTCGTTCTCACTGATTGCGCCGCCATTCAGAAACCACATAGCACCTTTGATTGCATCTTCCACATTTGGCGGGATGTCCATAAACAACATACTGAGTAAAACTACTTGCTTTTCCTGAGGCGTCAATTCGGGATCTTCAAACGCAAGAATGATTTTCAAGCAGGTTCTAAAGTCTGAGTCAATCTTATACTCAGTATTGGTGCTTGTGATCGTTTCCGGTAGGGCATCGGTGAGAATATTCACCGCTTGCGTTTCCCGTTGGTGTATTTCTGAATCTTCTCAGCGCGTGCGGTTTGAATATGCGGCTGAACACCTTTTAGAAATTGTTCAATCGCCGTGACAAGATACGTGTCACCGAACACCATTGCACTTGTACCAACGCCGAAAAGAATATCAATCTGTTCGTAGGCAAACGTACATGCTTCTTTTGCGAGTGCAATTCGTTCGCCCAAATTATCAGGCAGTTCGTTGATGTCCTTTTTGCCGTTGGTTTCCAACGCCCGCGCACGTTGTTGATACTGAGTAAATTGAATGTGGATGTCACCGTACAAGCGGTAAAACTTTTCGGCAAACACCACATCAGCAGGGTTGAAGATAAGCTCACCAACGGACGCGCCGTCACGCATGATTGCAATGTGTTTATCACCAGTGGAGATGTTGAGAGAGTCCATAGCACCTTATAAAAAGCCCACCCGTGAGAGTGGGCCTTTTGTCACGGGGTTGCAGTAAATGCGTTGGAGCTTACGTCATACGTGCCCAACGTTGGGTCACCACGGAAACCAATCGTGAAGTTGATCCGATTGGTCGCGCCGCCATCGCCGCCGAATGAATCGATTTGGATTGTCACGGGCTGCAGCTCAGCCGGGTATTTGTCTGTGCTTGTTGGTGTTTCGTAGAGGTACACCAAAAGAGCATCAGTTTCAGCGGCACTTCCCACGGCACGGGTGCGACGTAGATTATCGATAAACTCAAAGATTGCGTCCGTGTTGATGCACTGAGCTTCAAGCGGCATGTTCGGCGCGTATCGTTCCAACGTGGTTGTGCCTGTGTCCTCGTGGATGTATGTTTCCGTGGTCACTTCTGGGTTGTAGTTCAAGAGTCCGGTTGTCACACCTTCGCCTACTCTGCTCCAAGTTGCGGCTGTAACCGCCGGGGTCGTGTCCAGAAATAAAGCAAATTCAGAACGTTTTACTTTTGCCATTGCATTGACTCCTTAATTGTTTTTCCAATCCCGCGGATTGCCACGGGGAATTATGTTTTCAGACACATAGGTATCTGAGGAAATATTGATAACCTTCACACCACGTTCGCGCATGTCAATAACCAACTGCTCATATCCATCAATCCAACTCTGCAATCGGTCTGTTATGCCCATCTTGGGGTCATGCCCCCAAAAGTGATATGGTGCATATCCGGGTTTGTGTTGCATCCCGATGATCAACAAAGTTGTGAATCCCATGTAAAAAGCCATCTGCATTACTACATGCATCACGCTTGAATATTGAATGTTTCTTTCCAGCGCGTCAGGGTTCCAAATACGGCCTTGGTCTTTTCGCCACACAGGACCATGACGGAAAAAGAAACGATGGAAGTTTGCACCTTGCCACTTGTCGAGATTTGGCGTAGGAACAAACTTCGGAATGTCTGCAAACCGTGCCATAACATCCGCGCCGTGCTCCTGCATGAGCCGCACATCTACCGCGGCATAATAGGTTGGTTTCCAATCCTGGTACAGATGAATTGTGTTCATCCCGAACGCGGGATAGTTGAACCATTGCGGAGGCGTGAGAGGCAGGTTTGGACCATTGCCAACAAGCAAACAAGTTTGTCCCTGATGGACATTGTGAAACTGTGCAAGGTCCCGCGTTATGGAGCGGCTTGTTGATAGGTTAGTCTGCATTGGATTTGATATATCCCTGTGCCACTCTCGCCAAACTCAAAAAGGATTGGTTGTCCTAGCACCTCAATACTTTCAGGTGATTTGCCCGCGTCCAAAATGGGCAATGATCCTGTTTCGTTCTCCTCTTCAATCCACGCGGCGAAGTCCTCATAAAATTCATAGTTTGCAATCCTCGCGGCTTCGTCAACAATAGATTCTTGACTTTGCAATGCAAACGGGAATTGTCTCAGAGTCTTTCCGTTGACATAGGTTTCGATGATCGGATTGCCCGGAAGGGGAGCGAGTGCATACTGAGTAGGAGTCTTGCCAACCACATCAACCAAAAAGCCCGCGTCATCAGCAAGACCATCGTAAGTGAGTAGGAAGGTTTTCACCGCGGCAATTACGCTCATGCTTTACCTGCCGTGATAATTGCCTGAGCGCCTTTAATCCATTTATCCTTATGCACTTCTTTGGCACGCTCAAACCAAAACGCGCCACGTTTGCCGCCGCCATGATATTTCAGGTTGCGTTTGGTTAGGATTTTAGGACCACCAAACGGACTTGGAACCATGACCTTACCGTAATATTGATAGCGCGCGTATGGCGTAGTCCATGACACAGTACCACTACCTATTTTGGTACCCAGTATGCTACTGAAAACGAGTATGCCCACACGGTGCGGCGTGTAAGGTTCGCAATCGTGCAACACGGCATTGTCAATAAACTCCTGAGCCGTGACATATTTGTTGGTCCATTTGGCTTTGAAATTCTTGTTCCACGTGAACACCATTTTGCCGTTGACGCTTCGCGCGGTGTAGAGTGGCGTGACAACATCTTTCGGTTGCTGAATACCAAACTCAGGGTCTCTATCACCGGTGAGGAAATTTAGGCTTGCCATTACTTCGCCTGCACTTCCCAATGTTGGACGCGTGGTGATCCTTCGTCCATCGCGGCGATAGATGCAATCCGTACCACGCTTTGATGTTCGGCATAAAGGTGCCTAATACCATATTGAGTAGTAATCTCATCGGTGATCATTCCGCGGACAATCACGTCACCTTCTTGCAACGTCCATCCCGTTTTGTCATCCTGCCATGCTTTTGGTTCCTGGTAATCCAACCCAGACGAAAACGGAATCATGATTAGAATTGTATTTGCAGGTATCTGTTCCTTGAATCGGGATATTGCGCTTACACCCTGCCACACACAATTAAATACCACCGTGCGTTGGAATTTCTCCGCGCGGGCATCAAGATACTTGTTGTATATTGTGATGTTCGCATTAGGTATCATGTGCCACCGTATTCACCATCAGAGAAACCGCCGAACATCAAGAACGTGTTTGCAAGCCAAAGCCGCGCGGCGTCAAAATAACGTTGTGTGTAGTTGCGGCTTTCAACCGCGTCCTGAGAGAATGATACTGAGTATTGACCTTGGCTTTCACTGGTGATGTATTCGGAGCCGTCCGAATTCTCAATTGAATAAACCTCTTCAGCAACCGCGCACATGGCATTTTTGATCTGAGTCTGATACTCAGTATCAACGGCTGCACGTCCATAGGTCAGTTGATCGATAATCGCGCTTGCCTTCAGCGCCAACGCGGGGAATTCGGCTTCGGCAATGGCCGTGCCGAGAAAACTTGTAGAGTAATACGTGTAGTCTGCATACACAGCCATTGCCAAAATCCTTTAAGGTGCGGGAGGCACAACCAGCGTCACACCGTCAGGTGCAACGGTTGCCTTAACTGTCACGCGATTGCCAAACCACAAATCACCTGCACCAGCAACATAATCATTGGTATCGTACACGCCGCCGAGAATGTTGTTACAAACGATGTTGTCTTGTCCGCCGGTGAGGTCAATATATTTTCCGGTAGCTTCCACCGTGCCGAATATATTGTTGGCAATCAATCCACTGGTCAGAGCGCAATCGATATGACTCTCATTGCCTTTGTTGCCTTCCGTGGTTGCGGCGGACACAAAGTAATTGCGCTCAATCCTCCAGCGGTAGTGTGGTCCGCCATCGGTTGCAGCGTAGAGTCCGCATCCACCAGACACAGAGAGAATGGCGAAATCGTTATCCCACAGCATGACGTGCCCGATTGGTCCATCAAGCTGAATGCCATACTTGCCCTGTTGGAACACGCAACCCTGAATAACCGCGTGACTGGCATCATATTCAGTTGCGCCAGATCCGTTGTTATTCACAAGTTTGATTGCGGCAGCATCTACCGGGCAATCGAACATGATGTTGATGAATTTCCAACCGCGCCCACGGACCTGAATCAATGGGGTTGCTTCGGTTGGGCTTGCAGGAGGTCTCCACGTTGAAGAGCCGGGGTGATAGCCCGCGGCGGGTACATCGGGGTGATGCAATCCACCGGCACCCTGAATGGTGACATCGAAAACAAGATTGCTTCCGATACATTCTTCGCGCACATCGCCACGGAAAAAGATTTTTCCACCCGTTTGCACAGTGGCAAGTGCCTTGGTCATTGTCTTGAATCCCTCACCCCAACTCTGGCCGTTGTAGCCATCATTGCCGTTGACGGTATCAACGTACAGTGGAGGCGCGGAGTTTTGGTCCTGTGAGTCCAAGCTCTGATTCAGTTTCAGCAACCAATCTGAGCCTTGAATGGGTGCCATTATTTACCTGCCTTTTTCTTTTTCGGCGCGGGATCGGTGACAACTTCTTCTTCCGCTTCAACTTCTTCCGCATCTTCCACTGCTTCATCACTGGCCGCCGGTCCTGGTACATTGGGGCCGCCCGGACTGCCATAAATGACAGTTGCGGCGATTTCTTCAGCACTTGCGGGAACGTCCACATTGGCCAGGTTCACGGAGCTTGCCTGATTGGTAGGCTGTTCGCCGCGGGCGATTTGTGCCATGCGGCGCTCGGCGGGAGTCAGATTGGCTTCGTTCGGTTTCTCACCTTCGCGCAAATAGCCCGCGCGGGTGTAGTAACTCAGATCATCCTCGGGCACGGTATGAGACACACCACCGAGAGTAACTTTCACATATTTTCGTTCTGGTAATTGAGGCATTGTTTATTTCTCCTGTAACAATACTGAGTATCAAATCAACAGCCTGCAATTAGGCTTTTTTGTGCAGGTAGATGCCATCTACCTTGTTGTCGTAAACCCAGGCGTCGTGATAGAGCCTGTGTTGGATCAACCAAGCATCTTTCGACTGATTTACGTCAGGATCAAAGATTTTCAGCTTGTCGAGCTTTGTTGCCTGCAGCACCGCGGGCGGGTAGATCAACATAAAGTTGATGTCCTTGGCACCAGCGGCAGGAGCAAACCCACCGGCCGATGTGGTTGCACCAGCATCAAGATCAATTGCCGTCTGGAAACGTGATTGAGGCACGGGGATGATTGTCATGCCGTCAAGAGTCTGCAAACGTCGATCGGCGGAGTTTTCATTGCCCAACATGCGGGTGATTGCAGCCCTCAGGAAACCATTCACCGTATTGGACACATACAGGAGACGTCCTTCCTCGGGCACTTCATCCGCGTCCATCTGAGCAACACCGGCGTCGATTGCGGCCAATACTGTGGACGCGCTCAGGGTTGCACCCGCCACGGTTGAGATACCGGACCATGAGGCATACTTTGCGAATCGGTACGCGTCCACTTCGGGCACTACCGCTGTCCGGTAGTATTCATCTGCCAACGTGCCGAATGCCATCCCCAAGGTTTCGTCATTGTCCATTCGATCAACGGACAATTCGCGCCCGCGGGAGGCTGCGAGGGTCAACGTTTCCCAACTGATTGTTACATCACCCTTGGGGTAGCCAGTTGCACGGGAGTATGTGCCCATACCAACAACACTGGTTTTCATCACCTTGATTGCGGACGTGCCTTCAAACGCGGCACTATCCTCAGTCGGTGCATCCATCAGCGCGGTTTTACTTTGCGCCTTATACAGCCGGTCAAGAATGGCTGTAAATCTGGTTACAAGATCAATAGAGTTTGCCATTGCAATTTATCCTTATTCGATTGGATTCAGTTTCGCACCCCTGAGCATTCCTGCTTCGAGGGGATCCATTTGTAATTTCTGATTGTTCCCACCCGCGACAATTTTCGGGGTAGGTTTGTCGCCTTCAAACAGGTATTCATTTTCAGATTTGATTTTGGTCAATTGCTCTGTGAGGCGTTCGGCAACGAGTTCGCCTTTTGCATCTCTCAGAGTGTCCATACTGAGTAACGGAGTGATCGTCTTGGCATTCTTGACTTTCGCACCAAGCAACGCGGATTCCAACGCGTGATCAAACTTGATTTGTGTCAGTTGATCGGCTGAATCCTTTTGCGCCTGTTCCCACTTGGCTTTGTAATCGTCCGCGGCGGCTTGCAGTTCTTCCGGTTTCAGTTTCTTGAAACCTTCAATAGCCGTGTTTGCTTCAGTGAGCTGTCCTTGCGCCGCGTCGAATTGCGTTTGCAAGTCGGTGAGCTTCGTCTTGTGCGATTCAATATCCGCACCATGCAAACTCATGATCTTGTCAATCGCTTCATCCGTCGCGCTGTCACCAAGTAGTTTTTTCAAATCTTCACGTTTCATTCTGTTTACCTGTTTGCCTTTCCACTACGCTTTTTACGAGGTCGCTTCTCTTGTGTTTGCCCTTATACGTGGGCTAACTTTTAAAAACACAAAACCGCTGCGCCGTTCGCGGGCACATGCGGTCACTGTTTCGTTTTTTATCCTATCATAAATTGCCCCCCAAACAAAGGGGCGAAATGGTTACAGTGACGAAAACCACCTCACCCCTTTGAAATTACAGATTGATACTCAGTATCGCACTTGCTCACGCTCATACTGCCTAATAAGTTTTGTTTGATTGACAAATTCCCTGAGTTTTGCTTGATATTCACGAACCTTAATTGTTTCTTTTGTGCTATCTAATTTTGCCGCGTCAAGGGCTTGCTCCTGACGTTTCCAATAGCGTACACGTCTTTCGAGTTCCCTCTGAGCCTGACTTGCCTCATACTGAGTAATAGACTTACCCTGATAAGTGACCTTTTTATTGTTGATGTCCTGAAGCTCTTTTTTAGAATATGCGTTCTCGGATAAACCCTCGAAAAATGGATACCAACTATGACGACAGTTCCAACCGCCCAAACCCGGTCCGGTTCCGTAACCTGTTTTCTCAACAAACGGTGGATACTTGGGATGTGTGCCGGACCTAGAGTATATTTTTCCCTGCCATGACTCATGGTTCATCGGTCCAACACCCTTATTGCGTGCTCCCTGGTGAGCTGAGACAGCAACTAAATCACTTCCCATTTCTTCAGCCCGTGTCATTTGTAGTTGCCCCGTGGTTTGTGCAACACCCGTGAGTACCGCGCGGCGAGTGGCAACGTCTAATTGATCCGTGTGGCCTGAAGCATAATCAATCGTTGTCAAACCCTTTGCTGCAACATCTTTCACCGCTTGCCTTATTGCTTGATCGTATGACATCGTACCTGTCACCACCTGTTGATGTGCAATGTCAGCGGCGCGGATAAAGTCCTGTTGTGCCGTGATTGCGGTAGTACGGGTGAGGTTATTCATTACGCCATTGGTCTTTTGTAGGGATGCTTTCAACACATCCAGCATCGCGGGTGAAAGGTTCAAAGGTAATGGTTCAAGTCCAGCATCTTTATAAATCTTGTCATCAAACTTGATTGCTTTGACACCTGCCTTTTTCAGCAGCTCTGCAATTTCCTTTTCGCTTTGTCCCGTGAGCTTTGCAAGTTGTTTGAGCACATCCTTATACAGCGCGCCTGATTCCGTGAGCCGTTGTACCTGCCATGCAGCACTATCCAACGCAAGGTTCTTCAATCGCCGCGCGATATCGCGAAGTACAGCAACCTGATATTCTTCGTACAAATCCATTATCGGATTAACCAGCGCGTCGAATTGCTCAAAAGTCAACATGTTTACAAAAGGTATAACACCGTGCCAATGACCAACAGCACAAGCGGGATATTCAGTCCCATAGTCACGCCCAACAGGAGCGCGAACATCCACACAAAGCACAGATAAGCAATTGAGCCTTTGTTAAGATTGTTCATGGTTATTTACCTTTCTTCAGTGCGCTCTTGGGAAACCCAAAATACCGCCAACTGAAAATAAAATCTTGGTCGCGAATAGTGTGTTGCCATCGGGCGAAACAATGATTGCACCACAATAAACCGCGCGCCATTGTGAAATCTACTTCACAGTTGGCACCACAATGCCAACAAACACCAGAAACACGCGAGTAAAAGAATCTTGCAAATCTGTGCAACCATTTACCTAACCATTTGTAAATCTTCTGTTTCATTTTCGTTTCCTTTCGATTTTTACTCAGTATTGTTACTATCCATTCGCGCCACCATCACAACGAACGGGCATAAGTTCACGCGTCGCCACGATGTACCACTGCAAGGCAACAATACTGAGTAGTAATACAAACAAAATCCTAAACATTCAAATCACCTGGAAAGAATGACGGCGCGGGCGTTTCAGCCTGTGCATCTGCAACCCATTGTTTGGCCGTGGCTTCATCAAGGTTGTAATTCCTCATCAGGAACACGTATTTCGGCATTGCGTTTATTGTGACTGTCTGTGAGTCCTGCTGATACTGAGTAGCATCATCCGCAACGATGGAATCATCAAAATTATAAGTTGCTGTATAAACGCCACGAGGAGCGAGATTGCCCAACGTGGTCCAAACGTCCATTGCATAGAGCAAATCTTCTAACGCGTCCTCCAAGGATTTCTGAATATCAACCACGTTTGCATAATAGGTTTGTTTGCTGTTCCTGATTTCGGTTGCAGTGAGTGCAACTGATTTCGGATCTGACAAAATACCGTAGGACAGCCCGCAATTGAATTCAACCTTTTTCAAGACAGCATCCAAGGCATTGATGTAATTCTGTTCTCGGATAGTCGGGGTCCAATCTTCAAATAATCCTTGCTTGTCAATTGCACCTTGCAAATCCAGTGTGCGATATAGCCTTTTATGCGGCAGGATCGGTTTCCCGTCCGTGGTTTTCCCGAATGCCAACGGATCAGTGTAAAGTGCTCGTTCTGCGGATTCCATCTCCCACAAAAGACCGCTCCAAATCTCGTCAGCGCGCTTGATTTGATCAATCGCCCGCGCGTAGATCGATACTCCCAATGGTGAGGTAGTGTCAATGCTATTAGCAAACGGCATGGCGAAATAGCCGAACAGCGGACGTTCAACATTCGTGATAAACGCTTCTGGTTGCAATTCCTGCCATTCGGGAAACGGCGAGGCGGTAAGCGTGATCTGACTTCCCAGTGTGTCCCGCGTAGATGACCGCCACACGGTATTCACGATCTGGTACGTGGTGCCCGTGAGTGAGTGATATTCAAGCCGAGTGAAGAAATCTCGCCCGCGTGTCTTTTGATCGGCAAACACGCACGCGGTCATTTTCCGATTGCTGTCAAATGAGACAGGATAGAACATGTCCGCTTGCACGGAATCAATCGCAAGTCCATCAGCGTTGATGTAGGGTTTCAGGACTAACCCACCTTTAGCCGTTGCATACTCAGTATTGACGCGGATGTTTTTCAATACGGGTGCAAGTTGTGCAAGCAGGAAGTCAGCCCGCGGGGATCCTGTCACCTGCATATCCATTTCAACGGTCACAGACTTGGCAACTTCTGCGGCAATTGCCGCGGGAAGATTGAGTGATTGCGTTCTATCATTCAGCCACGAGGATTGATTCGTGTACATCAAACTCCACGATTGCAACGCGTCAACCATCAGCGGAGAAACCGCAACGTCAACTTTCAAAGACGATTTAAGGGAATCGGGTTTGAGCATTTTTTGTACAACCTCTCTTATCCATTGCATAATCCGTGCAAACATAATTACCTCATTGCCATCCACAACGCCGCGCAAATAATCACCCAAACAGACACGATAAACGGTAATACCCGCGCGCAACCTTTAGCGAAGTTCATAATTGAATGTTCATTCTGTTGGCAATTCCTGATTGTTTGCAATGATCGCGCCTTCGGGTCGATTGAAATTGGCGGTTGCATTGCGCCAGAAGAAATTACCCGTAATAGTGTGCTTGCCTGCCCCGGCAACATGTAACCCGTCATTGCCGTTGTCGTGGATCTGACTGCCCGTGATAGACGAGAGTACATTGGCTTTGATGTACACAGACTCATATCCCGCGGGTGATCCGCTTGCTTCTGTGTGGTCAACCGTGACAATATCGGCAGGCTCGATGAATACCTGCCGCAGTCCGTTCGCAACAAATTTGCAATGGTCTATCTCAACAGACCCTAATAAACCAGAGCCAGATATGCCGTGCCCGCGATTGTCGTGTATGCTGCAATGCGACAGGCTGATGCCAGTAACCGCACCATGAGCCGCGTCAATCGTGACGCCGTTATGGTTGCCGACAATCTCACAATCCACAAATGACACGCCATTGACGGTAGAGCCGGGATTGGGTTCCACATCCACGCCCGAACCGGGAACCTTGCCGCTTGTGTCTTTGATCGTTGCCGTGACGCGTATCCCCTCGCCGCCTGTGATGGAGATACCATTGCGGCTTGCTCCCTCAATGTGTGCATCAACCGATACGCTCTTGCTGTCACGGATGTAGATACCGTCCGCGTTGATCGCTCCGTAGCAACGGATGTTGCCAGTGATCTTAACGTTGGATTTCCCTGTGAGACTGACAACGCCCTTACCTTTCCAATCCACAGGAGCCGCCACTAGCACTCCCTCGATAATGAGCGTCGTGTTATCGGTCAACTGTAGCCCGGGAGGCTTGATTTCAAACATCCCTTTCACGGTTGCCGTTCCGGTGTTGTTGATCGCGTCTTGTATCTCTGTTTGCGTCATTCGGTCGCCACCTTCTAAGGGTTATAGACCGCACCGAGTGCAGCCTTGATGATTGCGGCAAGCGCATCCACGCCTGCCTGTTTGAGGTGTACCCCGTCCTGGTTGTATGCCGTTAGCAGGTCATCAATCTCACCTGTCGAGACTCGTACCTGCCCCATCGCATCGTGGCAGGCAATCAGGCGGGCATTGTTCGCCGCGCACCATGTAGCAAGGTTGTCGTTCCACGTTCGGAGGGTTGCGGCTTGTAGATCACTTCCTGCCGTCCAGGGTAATATCTCGCAAATCCACAAATCCCCTGCAACCACACGGGTTCGGATGGTAGCCAATTCCCCTGCTACAGTGTCCCACGTCACGCCGTTGCTAATGTCATTGACCCCAGCCATGATGACCCACGCCGAGGCTTTGAGTGCATAGGACGTGTACGCCTGCAATAGTCCGGTAGCGTCCACCCACACCCAGCCCTGATCTGCAAACGCGTAGTTTTGATATTCCAGCCCCGGCATGATCGCCCGCATCTGGTTCCCCACTTCGGCGGTCGGGTTGCCACTGGGACCGTTCGCAGTGTCAAAAACGCTATGCCAGACACTAGCCGTATTATGTCCCTCCATAATTGAATCGCCAATAAAGACTGCGAACGGCTGATACCCATACGGAATGAGGTTCATGCTCTTGCTGGTGGTCTGTGTTGTAAATGCGTTGGTTGTGATGATGTCACCGTCTGCCTCGTTGTATGTGTGATTCGCGCTGGTATTGTCTACGCTGAAAGCGCCATTCTCTGGAACAAAAATTGCAATCCTATCTCCCGGTTGGCAGGAAATTGGAGTTGACAAGTCCACCGATATAAGACCTGTCCCGCTTGGTGTAAAAGCGCACTCGGAAACAAAATCGTAATTTGCCCCATTCTTACGGAACACTTTCGCTTTCCACGCTGTTGCACCCGTCGTAATCACTGACAACCATAGGCGGCGCACTAATCCATCCTGAGCAATTGCCCTCCAAAGTGTTGTATAAAGATAAGTTCTCCCGCCCGCCGGGGCTGTGATTGTCGCGTCAGCCACAACGTCTGATGATTTATGGCGCATAAACGGTACAAGGTTTGTACCGGATGCAAGCCACCACGTTTCAGCGGGTGCGCCGCCGCTTCCCAACGGAAAACTAAAATTGAGTTTATTGAATAGCATAGGTCACTCATACCATACGTATGCAATCGCTCCCGTGCCCACGGGTTTGCAAAACATTGCAGTTGAGAATGCAAGTCCACCAAGCGCGGATAAGTCCACTCCTGTACTTGTTTTTGCCAAGCAATTCAAAGACAGTAGTACCGTCCCGGTATCCGTTGCAGCGTTCTTGAATTCCACCTGTGAATCCGCTGAACCACCAAACAGAACCACGCCCATCAATCGCCGCGCGCCCGTGGTGCCCACTTGTGCAGGAGTAGCCGCGGGAACAATCGCGGTGGAATGTAACGCCTCGCTGGGTCCGCTGATGATTTCATCTCTAATCTCTTCAATTGTTTGTTGCATAAGAAGTGACATTGTTTATTCTCCTTTTGTTATTCACCGCCAAAAATAAGGCAGTGAGGCTCAAATCTATTTGCACCGCTTGTGAAATGGACTTCCAATCTATAGTGATGACCATCTTCTAGCAAACTCAAAGGCGAGAGAGTAATCACATCACCGTTGATTGTTGGACTATTCACGGGCATCACGATTGCAGTTACATCCTGCCATTCGTTCGCGTGTCCCGCGCCTGTGATGTCATACACCACAACGTTTATATCTGTGGGAGCGCTTCCCCAAGGCGTAGATGTAAGTTGATAGGTGATAATCTCATGCCTACCCTGTACTAATGGGCTTTCCTTCATGCTTCTGTTGATTGTCATTCTTGCTCCAACGTGAGCTGAACACTTCGCGGAGATAAAGTTAATTGTGTGCTTCGCGGGAATAAATGCAAACTGGTGACATCCTCGGGAGTGACAATATTGGTTGCGGATAGCGTATTATTTGCCTGTGTGACGTTCAATACACCCATCAATGCCAATGCACCTGAGGCAATTATTGTATTGTTACTCAGTATTGTTGCTGTTGTGCCCGTGATCGGCAATATGCCCGCGGAGGTGATTGTATTTCCGTCTTGCGTGACATCTAAAACACCGAAAGTAATTGCTCCTGATACACCCTCAGCGACAAGACTATCACCGCCTTGGGTTTGATCAAACGTTCCTGCAATCGCAACCGTGCCCGCGGATGAAACCGTATTATCACCTTGGGTGATTGTCGCTTCGCCACTAATGGGGGAATCTTCGAATGCTCCCGAGGCGGTAAGAGAATCACCTTCCTGAGTGACGGCCAGCTCACCCGTGATGGAAATAACACCAGATGCAACAACGCCGTCACTCTCTTGGGTTTGTGCCAATGCACCGGCCAGAGAAACCGCACCCGCGGAAGATAAACTATCACCCGCTTGGGTTTGTGCGAGTGAACCAACAATACTGAGTATCGATGTTGAAGATAAGCTGTTGTCATCTTGTGCGAGTGTGGCTGTACCTTCTATTTCGCTTATAAGCGTACCCGTGCTTGATAAAGCGTTGTCATCCTGAGCAACAGACACCGCGCCGGTGAGCTGCAATGTTCCTGTTGCACTTAGGGCATCTCCTGCCTGAGTAACCGACAAAACGCCATAGGAAGGTACCAACCCACCGCCGAACGCGTTTATTCGCCACGTTGTATTTTCAATCGTGAGGGATAGCTTCCCTGTGCCCGTGTAAGTCGTGCTGTTGATCGTGCTCCCGATTTGTGAGCCGTTGCGGAAGGCTTGTAAATCGCCGTTGGGCATAAGCCGCAATCCAACAATGTCACCGTTGACAAGTTCCGCGGTGCCACTGGCTAGCACCGTTGGAACACCGTTGTCAGCTCTATCTATACTCCACGTATCGGTTCCCGTTGCAACAGTGAAATGGATGGAATAGCCGTCAATAGTTGCAATGTTCCCGGTATCTTTGGACATCAACCCGAGGCTTAATTCATGTCCTGTCCCACCTTTGGTTGTGATTTCGCACCATACCTCTTGCGCGCCCGTGAAGTCTGTTCCATAAATAGACACGCTGTAACTGGAATTGTTTCCAAGCGCGGCAGAACCATTGCATTGATTGGAGTTTAGTATGTTGCTCCAATTCGTTGACAACGGGTTTTCGGACCTGTTGAAATTATCCAGTACAGACGTATCAGGGAATGGCATAGTGCAAGCCTACTTACGCATTGCCCGCGGTGATTGTGAATCCGGTGACTGTAAATGCCTGTCCACTGGCAAATGACACATTGTCCACGGTCATATCGCCGCCGCCGCCCGTGACGGTCACGGTTCCTTGCGCGTGGCAGGTTGTACCATCGGAGGCATAAAGCCGAAAGTGTGCCGCGGTTCCTGTGGCATCAGCACTCGTATCCTCCCATGTGCCGGTTTTGGCTTTGGCACCCGCGGACGCCGCGGCCATCCAATCGGAAGGGAGTGATAACGTTGCAAGCACCGTGCCACTATCAGCCGTTGCCACGTTCGCCGGTGCTGCACCTGAACGAATTTTCAGGACCGCGCTTGTCCCGATGGTGGATTCCACCGCGTCCAACTGTGCATTCCTAACTGCTACTGAGTATTGTAAAGTCATGTTCTATTCTCCGTTCCAGCTACAAATATTTTTCAGCGGCATCCATTGTGCCGCGCCGATACTTACCCAATCTCCATAAGGTTTTGAAGCCTCATGGAGTCTGACAACTTGACCAACCGATACTGAGTATCGTTCTCCATATTTCTCCGATGGACCACCACGCACGGGGGAGGCAATGCACACTTCGCCCCATTCGGGCAGGCTGTTGGCAATGATGACATCGTTCTCGATAACCACGCCTGATTGCGTGTGATGATCAATCTCACCAATCCAAAGCATAAAGACAATTAGAAGCAAATATCTACTCACCTCGCCGCCTCCAAATCCTGTTACACCCATAACGTACATCATCAATCGCGTGATCGTTCACAGTCGGATATTCCGAAATAATCTCACCGTCTTTTGTTCTTTCAAATTCTGCATTCAGAAATTCTTCCGCGTGATGTGGGGCACGTATATTGTCAATAACAATTGCCTTCAATCCCTGAAGCCACTTGTAAGAATACTTTCGGCTTTCCGGTCCCTTTTCGGCACCGCGGCAGTTTGCACCATAGGCTTTGAAATCGCCAACGCTTTTTGGTTCGGCTGAATCCGCAATGATCAAATCAGGATAAGAAGTAATTGTTTTTTTGTTCTCTATATACTCTTCTTTTGTTATCAATCCATCTTCAATCAAAGTGCTGAATAAGCTCTCATTTGACTTTTTCCAATACCTACCCTCACCGAAAATATAGAGCGTTCTTCGCGCCGCGTCAAAGTGCATTACGCCAAAACTCGCCGGGTCAGGGTAGTATCCCCAATCCAAACCGCGGAGCACGTTATCAAATTGTGCTATTTCTTCATCCATGATTGGTCGAATATCAACATTGTCAAATATCATTCCACCGTCATTAGTGGCAATGCCCAGATATTCATTCTCATAGGCTTTCAGGTTCGTGTTTTTCAAATGCTCCGCGTCATCTAGCCAAGTTCTACCCAACCATTCAGCAGGCACCGCGAGACTTGCATAAGCGCGAACCATCTCCTCAAGCGGGATGGTCTTGCGTAATTCTTCATCCTCCAAATACGTCTGAGGTAAGCCCAGGTAGTTACTGTGATGCTGATATTGATTCGCTTTCGGGATCTCCAAATACTTATTTGCCCAATTGCCTTTCGTTGGCGGCGGGTTGAAGCTCTTGAAGTAATAAATATCATCACCGCCGCGGATGGATTGCTCTACTGTTCGTATTGAGTTTTGCCCGTGGAATTGGTCTAATTCCTCAAACCAGACAATGCCAATATACCCAAATGTCGGCGTAATGGATTTGATCTTGCCGGGATCATCAGCACCGCGGAAGAATATCTTTTGTCCCGTGGGGAGATATTCAATCTCCATTGGTGAAACAGTACACTTGAAGCTATCCGATAAACCTAAAAGACCTATTGCCCACTGCAATTGAGCATAAACCGAATCCCTGAGCGTATCCGCAACCTGCCTAAGTGCAAGTCCGTGAACGTTTGGATTATTTACCAAAAGATAGATGAATACTTCTGAAATAAAGCTAGACTTTGCCGAACCGCGCCCACCCTTGAATACATACTCAGTATGGTTCTTTTGAACAATGTCCCTATAAACACTCGCAAACGATGGGGCTATTTTGTCTGCGGGAACAACAAAGGCAGATACTTCACTCCTGCCCTGATTTATTTCTATCTCATCACGAAGCAAACCCGGCGCATCAGCTTTCATGATCAACTCATGGTCCCTCGGATGCGCGCTTTCTAGCATCCTGATTATCATTTCATCGTAAATCGTATGCCCTTTCAGGTTTTGCAGTTGCTTCGATTGCATCATGCAAAGTTGCTGAATGCGCGATCGCCGTTGCTCCGCCATAGTTCTATATTGATGCCCCGGTTGAAACCCCGGACCGGGGCGCAAATTCTTAAGTGAATTCGGGTGTATCTTTTTCGCCATTATTGTTCCGAATCTCTCTTCACCACAGGAAAGATAAGAGTCGGCGTACCATCCGTCGCGCGCGTTTCCGGGTTATTGGTTTCAAACTCTTGTTTGACTGCTTTCATTTTCCTGCTTACTGTTTTCAAATTTTCCTGTGTGTTTTCGTGAGTGCCGCGCCGGAAAGGTTCAGGAATAACATTGACACCTTTTAGCTGTTCTTCGAGCCGCAACGCGTGAGACTTCCAATCTTCCTTATCCTCAACGCTTTGAGAAAGTTTCTGTTCCAATACGGCGTTCTTTAGCGCCAGGGGCCTAAGCTGTTCGTTCTCCTGTTCCAATCGGTGCCCACGTTCAATGGCCCGTTCATACTCAGTAACAACCCGGTCCCAAACTTTATCGTCCTGTTTTTGTTCAGCTTCAAATACTGACTTTTTTATTTCGTTATCTTCGTTGCGCTTTTTCTCCTGAGCTTCTAACTTGCGATTGTAGATACTGTAAATTTGGGGAGCCAGCGTAGTTACCAGAATAAAAATACATGCGATAATAAGCTGAGTCCATGTGACGGGTGTTTCCACTACTTCCTGTCTTCTTCCTTGATAACTTCCAAAAAGATTGTATAAAGCTCAGGATCAAAATAACCCGCGTTTACATTCATGGTGTTGAGCGCCGCTTCAAAAACCATCGCCTTTCGATACGGCCGGTCCGCTGTCAGTGCGTCCCAAATATCTGCAATGTGAACGATACGAGCAAACAAAGGAATATCTCCACCCTTCAACTTTTTAGGATACCCGCTCCCGTCCCAATTCTCATGATGGTGTAGGATCGTGAGTGTGATTTCCTTGGGAAGGTTGGAGCGACATAAAAAGTTATAACCAATCACGGGATGGGTTTCGATTGCACCACGCTCGGCATCTGTCAGCGGGCCCGGTTTGAGCATAATGTCATCGTCGATACCCACACGTCCTAGATCGTGCAGCCGCGCCGCGTATTCAAGGATCATTGGTTCTTCACCCTGCAATTTACTATCCATCCGTGAGGCTATTTTCAGTGACATGATTGCGGTCCGTTCGCCATGCTGATTGTCCATGTTGTGCCAGTTGCCTAAGAGTACCAATGTTTCGATTAGAGAGTTGAGGGTGAATTTGTAATCTGTTTTTGATATGATCATTTACGCCTCGGGCCGGAAGATATGGAGGTGTATCTTCCGGCCCATTCAGAGTAGATTACTTGAATGTGTTTGGTGCGGCACGCCTTGCAGCTTCCACACCCAACAGAGCCAGGAGCCAGGTCACGATGCCGGCAACGATGGAAGCGAATACCGCTTCGTCTAATTCCACGCCGATTGCCAGGAGCACCATACGGAGTAGAAACGCAACAACGATTACAAGAATGGGTTTCAACAGTTCAGTAGCCATAGGGATTTTTTCCTTTCCCCACTATGTTACAGATGTTCCCCTAAATTAGGTATCCCCATAACCTAGTATGTTGTACCTACAAAAAGGTTACACCATCGCGTATACAAAGACACTGTGACTCAACGTTGCAAAGCCCCAATCCAATCCTCTGACACGCGTTAGTTTATATAAACGCTTACGAAGATTAGTCGGATTCTCGGATTCAATCTCCACTAACTTCTTACCGGAATCAAATTCACCTTGGATGAATGCTATCAGTTGTGATGGTTTCATGCTGCAATTCCTTTATCCATCGCCCACGTCACCCGATTCTATAAGCACATTGGCAAGATACCAAATACACTTAGAGTTGTGTTCCGTAGTGTTGCCATCGGTTTTACTGTAACCAAGCAATTCACCGCAAAAGAAACAATACACATCTCCAAAACCGCTATCTGCCTCTGGTTTCATTTCCGCTAACGCTCTAATGATTTCATCTTTTGTCATTTTGCATCTCCTCTATCACTTGCCATCGTGCAACCGTCACAATCAGTTGCACACGGTTACTAACGTTCAGTTTTCTACATGCGTTCCTGATGTGCGTTTTCACGGTTTCAGGACCGATACTCAGTATCGTTGCTATCTGTCTTGCATTCTTCCCTTCAACCAAAAGCGCGGCAATTTGCATCTGCCGTGGGGATAGTTTTTGGATCGGCGCAACGGTGAAGGCATCCATACTGAGTATCAGTTCTTCTAGCTTGTCACGCGCATTTGTTCTATCAATGGACTGGTGATCGGTTCGGTGACAGGTTCACTCGGTTTCACCGCGGCTTTCTTTGGCGATTTCTTGACAACAATCTCCTGTTTGATCTGTGTGGAGACCTCGACTTTGCCTGCCAACTTATACACGGCAAGCGTGACGGTTTTATCAGTCAGCGCGCAATCTTCCGGGTTGATGAAAAATACTCCATCCTCTTCCCGTCCTTCCTCAACATAAATTTCCTTCGGTAGCTTGTTCATTGTGTTTTCTCCTTATGATTTGTCACCGCATCGGCGATGAATCTACGTTCCTTACGTGACAGCGCGCGCCAGGTCTTTTCATCCTTCAATGCCGCGCACAGTTTCCCAAAATCCTTATGTGTTGACAGCACACGTTCCGGGCACCAGTTCAGCGTGATTTCAGTGAGCGTCTTGATGTTCCCCTGGTGCATCGCTTTGGCGGCTTCGTATTGAGCGTACGCCTGCTCAATCATCGCCCGCGCGCGTGTGACAACCGCCTGTCTCACCTGTTCCTGTTCTTCGATCATCGCCCACTGTGCATTAGTTCTAATCTCGGTCATTCGCTGTCCTTTGCCGTTGGATAATCCATAGCCGCGGAATCGTTCCGGGTACGTGGCAATCAATCTGTTTTTCATCGCGTCGATACTGTTTCGCAAGTTGTCTAACATTTTATATTCCTTTCGTGTGTGCGTGTAACAACCACTCCCCTAAAACCACCTCCTCCGCGAAACATAGGCGAAAACATGGTAAAAGGGGCCATGCGCATGGGATTCATGACTATGTTAAGCAGGGGAGGGGAGGGTAATTTCATGTTTTTCCAAATATTGAATTAATTTATAAAGACGATTTATGTCATCTCTTGCCGCCCCAAGAGCTGAGTTACAGTTAGTGCAAAGCAACGCTCTAATCTTTCCAGTTTTGTGACAATGATCAACATGCAGCCTTCTCTTTCCCGGCCCATTGCCGCAAACCGCGCAAACTCCGTTTTGCTTCTCTAATATTTCTCTGTATTCTTGTAAAGTTATTCCATACCTTCTACGAAGAGCATAATCACTACCTCCCTCAACAGGCTTGCATTTCGCCCTTTCCTGATGTCTAATCTCGTGTGTCCAAAAGAAATGACTTGTTTTTTTTACTTTTCTTTTACGAAGAACAGGTACATAATTCTTCTTACGATACTCAGAACTATAAGAGAGCGCGCATTCCTTGCACCAGTATTTCAGCCCGTCCGGTTCCCTTTTCGCCTTGTGAAATTCCGACTCTGGTTTTTCTTCATGGCACCGCGTACAAACTTTCATAATTGCTCCAATCAAAAAGCCGCCTACCTGTTGTTTCTCATGCTTACCACAGTCATGAGACACGCGTACAGATAGACGGCTCTTTGTAGAGAAACAAAAACGTGCCTTGCATGACTGTGGTGCTTGAATTATATCACCGTTCATGCTTATGCAATCCTTATCCATACCGACTTCTTTTTCTTTTTCGGCGCAACCTTACGTTTCTTTTTCGGCTCTATCTTCTGAATCGGTGATCGGAATTTCCAGTGTCGTGCCTTCGGCAAAAACGCCGCAATCAGAAGTAACACCACAGAAATAATCAAAACCGTAATAACCAAATATAGACCAATCATGCTTGTACCTCCTCAGGGGATTCTTCCGAGGCAAATTCGTACTCAGTAGGCAACTGGTGGTGATCAAACCACCCAGCAAGAAACGCCTCACCATCCGCGTTCAGTGTGATCGTGCCGTTGCCATCGGAGATGACAAATCCGTTTCCAAGCAGGAATTCCCTCACCGCTATCAACACGGACCTTTGCCCGCGAAATGTCCTACTGCCAGTTTCCAGCCGATTGATACCGAATTTCTTTTCCTGGTTGGCTGCCATTTCTGCCAGTTCCGTGAGCTGTTCCGGCGCGCATGGCACGACAAGCCGCGTCTGTTGAAACGTCCCGCCGCCATTGTCTTTACGCATCTGTACGACTGTTTCAATTTGTGGTTCCTCGGGTGGTTTCTGTGCAGGTGGTTGCCATCGAAAAAGGAACACCGCCAATCCCCAAAGGAAGAGACTGAATCCAGATAAAGCGAAGATCCTCATGATGTTATTTGCCTGTGAATATCTCGCCGTGTCCTGAAGCTGAATAATCGCCGCATACTGAGTAGGTGCCTGCATTGTCGCTGTCATCATGGCTGCAACCATCATTTGCCCTTGTGCCGATTGCGTGTTGTAAACCGCTTGCTGTGTTGCGGTGAGTGGAATCACCGTGGGCGCGGCTTGTGCGGTCCAGCTCAATATCTCCTGTGATCGGCGTTCGGCTTCAGACGTTATTTGCAAGATACTCAGTATGTTGGCTTCATGTTGTGCCGTGGCTTGTGCGTTCACTCGCCGCGCTTCGTCAGCGGTTGCCTGAGCAACATAGATAGTTGCCTCATAGCCAATAGTTGATGTGGGTACGGGCGTTTCAGTGGGCCGGAACGTGGGAGTGACATACTGAGTAACTTCCTGAATGGCTGCAGCTTGCACATTGGTAGGCGATGCACCACCCATTGCACGATACACTATGAAAAATGAAAGTGCAATCAAGCCAATGAAAAGCAAACCGAGTGTAGTTTTCATCTTGTCGCCACGTACACAAAGAAACCGACAATTGCCAATCCAAGGGCAATCAGCGCCGCCGTACTCAATCGGCTTTGCTGGGTTTGCCAATTTTCCGCACGGGTATCAGCATCAATGTTCTTTGATTCGGATTGATCAATCAACGCTTTGCAGTTATACGTGTTCACATTCTTTGCATAGTGCTCATCGTACAATGGGTCTCCTTGCGGAGGTACGAAGCAATCACCCGGCCTTGCCACATATTCACGCGGTGACCACGAGTCTCCCTGTCCAACTCCCGCCAGAACCGCGCCACCTGCAATTAGCCCAGTCACAATAATCCCAACCACGAACAAACCTAAAATTAACCGTTCCATTTTGCAACTCCTTATATAATTAACCTGCCCGCGCCTGGTAGATGCAACTCCACCATGCAAGGGTGCACGTTGGCCGTGGTGAGCTTTCGACTTGCCACGGCCAACCCGATTCACTTTTTCCGCAATAGACTCTCCACAAACAGCACGCCGGTCACAATCAAACCCGCAACAGAGACACGCTGAAAACTCGCGCCGAGTGCAAGCACCAATGCCTGTGCTTGAAAGAACACATACCCGGATAGGGCAATCATGAGCAACGCGGACAGCGCGCCGATTTTGAAGCCCTCACGCTGGTAGATGCCGTAAGAGACAACATGAATTAATCCAATCGGCACTGCGTAACTTGCAATGTGGGCAATGTCAACGCCTGCATAAGCCAACATGAATAGCGCACATGCCGCGAACATGAACACTCTATATGTGGACAGCTCCACACTGGTTTTCTTTGGCACATGGATAATCGTTTGCTGGTCAATCGGTCCACTCACCAGCCTGTCAGTTCTGTGAATTGTTTTTGTTTTCATTTGACTCCTTTTCCAAAAACTTTCTTGACGTAATCAACGCCTCTTCCAGTGTGCCCGGTTCATCCGTGTGCGCGAGTTCTTCGGTGCCGCGCATGAGCTTGAATGTGCACAGTCCCTGTTTGTTCGGTTCACTTGCCACCAGCCGAGCGCCATACTGAGTGAGTATGCTCATGTCACTCACCAAACATCAACAACGCGCCGAGTGAGCACATGAACACATAGAACAACATCAACAAAATATATTTGACTTCATGCTGCCATGTCATTGGATTTTTCCTTTCTGGTTGAACAACTCTGCGACTGGCTATAAGTGCTTGCCGCCTACGGTGTTGCTCACCACGCGTAACACCATTTGCGGGACCGTAAGTTACGTTTCTTTTCATCGTTTCCCTTTCTGTGACATAAACCCTGCGATAACCAGCAGGACCAAAGCGATAAAAGCGACGGCGAGGAAGCCGGTCATTATTGTGCTCTCACTAAACAAATTGTGTAATCTCCATACTCACCCTTTGGGGGAAGTATGACTACGCTGTCCAATTTGCTCGCCGCCCGGACAATATGCCCAATCAATGCACCGCGCCCGCTACGCCGTTTCCATTTCTCTGGAAACGCTTTTTGTGCAATGCTCCAAGTGCTATCCATCTGATTCGGGCACGTCTTGAGGTGGTCAATAATTTGTTGTTGGAATTCACTCACTTTATTCATCTCCACACTCCAATCTCTTCAGCCATCGCACGGACAGCAGCACTATCAGAAACGTTATGCATTCGAGCATATAGATTTATCGCGTCCATCGGCTTCATTCCACACCGTTGGCAACCGCACAATTGCCGCGCCGTGTCAATCCAGAATGACATGGTTCCTCCTGAGCGTTTATCGTTGTGAAACGGGCACCAAGCTTTGAGATATCGTCCATCGGCAGAGGACCGTTGCACACCAGTGAACAGGCTTTCAATCCTCACCCGCCGTTTGATAGTTGTGATCAAATCCTCACCAGTGGCAAACATGGCGGCCTGGAAGGGATCATACTGATACTCAGTATCGCAACTTGCAAACTCTGGAGCTGTCCCAACAAACTCCACAGGCTCTGCGGCAACTCTTGGAAACAGGTCCAGCGGTAGGACCGATTCGATATCGCGCACCACTGGAAACACCATCTCACCAATCGGTCCATACACATGACCACTCGGATGCACGCACCCAGGACCGACAACGTATTTAGACTGAGCTTGCACGTCGATACCACCTGACCGGCTGATTCTCTTATCATTGGCCGCCGGTGCCACTGTGCGAAGATACACGTGCATCCCGTGCCGGGTCCGGACCTTGAAACCTGAAGCGACATACTGAGTAGAATTCAACTCATGGTACAGGCACCAGATGTTGAAGTATTCAATATTGTCAAAGTCAATCACGACAAGATTAGTCCATCCGCAAATGACAGCATAATTGTTCCAGTCAGTGGCAAACCAAGACTGATACTCAGTATCAATGGGCAATCGATGGTTGTACTCATGCCATGATGGAACCATTGGCATCTTTGATCGGTGATAAAGCGGTATCACGCCTATTCCCATGTTCAAGAACACTTGTGCTAAATCATGTATAGTTGTCATATTATTAGTTCCCTATGCGAAACATTAAGTAGAGGGTGTAGAGGCTTTACCCATTTAAGGTATATAGAAATACATTTCCTCGCGCTACGCGTGCTTAATAGGGCCAAGTATCTACACCCTCTACTTAATTGATTGCTTATACGAATGCTAGGGTACATTGGAAGCCACCGTAAAGGGTGAGTATTCAACTCCAACCCAATATCTGACACCATTTATTGTTATGCGTTCGAAGCCTAGGCGCTTCCATTCTTCAGCAAGGCGAGTACTTGACATTGGTTTGTGATTCGTTCGTTTGCACCAATCGCTGTAACCATCATATAAGTCCTGTGCTCTAGTTCGGCAATGAGGGTCAAGCGGATCAATCAACGCTCCAACATCTTCAAGGAATAGTTTTGGAATGTCGTTTTTATCCTGGTAGTTTTTCGTTGCATCTATCACGGATTGTGGAGGGTCAAAACGTCCGCGCAACATCAGTCTTTCAAGACCAATCAAGGACCAATTAAGAATTCCTGCGCCTTCGGTTTTGACACATTCTTTCAAATCAACATTCTTATCAACTTCCAATAGCGGCGGAAATTCAATAACCTTTACCCGCCGCATGATTCCATTGTTGACGTTATTCACTCTGGGGAGTTCGTTCATTGCCCATAGGATCTTTGCCCGTGGGGTGATAAGAATTTCATCTTTGAATTTTTGCTCAACAGGAATTGACTCACCCGAAATAATAGAGTTCAGAATGTGCGAAGCTGCAATAAAGGTATCTGGTTGCTCAAAGCTGGTGACAAGTGTTTTTCCTGGTAAATTGGCAAGGGCAAAGCGGCTGCGTTCAACCTGTGCAAGTCCCAAAATACCGTGACGCTTCTTTCCTACCATCACCTGTAAGCCTTCGATGATCGTGGATTTGCCTGAGCCTATTGGCCCATGAAACCAAATTGCTATCTCATGCTTGGTATCGGTAGTAAGTGCATAACCGGAAAACTCTTGCAGAAAATCAATCACATCTGGAATCCGTTGCAGCGCCTGCATGAAAGCGGGGCATGTTGCAGCGGGATCGTAATCAAATTCAAGTTGTGATGTAGCGTAAATATCGGGCAAGTGAGGCAGGAGCTTTTTACTCGGTATGTGGTACACACCGTTTTTACATGGAAGATAGTTAGGGTCCGCATCCCATTTATCATTTGAGATAGAAACCTTTGTACGGGCAATTTCCATTGTGCTGTTTATCAATCCGTTGGTAACTCTGACACTCTCAGACTGTGCCTTTTCAAGAATGTTTGTAACTTCCTGTTTGATAATGTCTTTGTTAACTATGTTCCAAACGCCATTCTCGTATCGCCGCCATTCGCCCATGCCCCAGGCAGTTTGACGATGGTAAGCAATCCAACGGTCTGCGAGCTGCGCATCGTCGGGGATCCATTTCTTCGGAGTTTTCTTTGATGGAGGCATTATTGCATCTCCGTGAACATGGGAAGGTCGGAAAGGTCGCTTGATGCTTTCTTCCCAGTGGAGAGCCTATACTGAGTATCAGTCTTGGCTTTTTGCGCGCGCAAATCCTCTAGTTCTTTCAACGCCTTATCGCGCCCACAGGAACAATGCCTGTCACCTGAGAAAATCCAGTAGGTACAAGTCCGCGCGTGGTGTTCTAAGAATTTGTCAAGGATGCTCATGATGTCAGCAGTAACCTTTGCACGTTATCTGCGAGCTGTGCGACCTTCGCCGCGGTTACGCCTTGGCCGCCTGAGGCTTTGGCAAGTCGATTGAGAAATGATTGACCTGAACCGCCTTCAGGTCCCACATAGATACAATCTATCCGCGCCCTGAACGTCTTGGCAACTTTGAGACATTCTTCCTCGTTGTCCGGTTGACCGTCACTAATCACGATAAACCGAATCCCTGTCACGTCGGCAACCTTGGCAAACTTCAAAGCGCGCGCCAGATCCGTGCCGCATCCATAATTGAACGGCACACCGGACGGGCAAAAAATCACGTCATCGGAGAAACTGAGCAACGCCAACTTCCCCGGCAGTGATGCTTGTAAGTTCTTCAACTCCTCACACGCGATATCATAGCGAGACTTCCCGCCGCGTGCATCCTCCGCCGCCATTGATCCTGAGGTATCGGTGATGATTATGCAATCCGCATTGATAAACGTTTCAGCAATGCTTTGATTGTTCTGTTGTGCAACGGCAGAGAGTGAGCCTTTGACAAGTGCATTAGTGTTCATGATTGCGCCTTTCCTGTTGCCGAGTCATAAGCCTTCTGCACTTGGTCAAACATTACAGCATCACCGCCATGATCGGGATGGTACTGCTTGACAAGATGTAAATAAGCATTGCGTATCTCACCATTATTCGCGGTAGGTGCAACGTGCAACACTTCCCACCATTGTTTTTGATCGGGGTCGGGCAATGCTGCATACCCTGCAAACGCTTGGTCTAAACTTCCCACGCCCCAACGCTCTTGACCGCGCAAGGCTTCAATGTGCTTGACGATTGCCCACAGGTTATCTTCGATAGATAACCACTTGTCACAAGCAAAAACTAAATCCCGTTTGTGCCAATTGAAATAAACCGCAACGCCCGGATCATCGGGAGTGCGTTGATTGGAATATGGCAATCCGTTTGCTTTTACTTTTAGGTTTGATGAAATAACCATATCGTGCCCACTCATGCGACGGATTTCTAATTCCAGTTCTCGCGCACTTTCTGAGATAGTGTGCTTGCGTCCTGAGACATAGTTACCGCCATAATTGACACCGCCGCGCGTGCCGAATCTTGCGCGCTCTCGTTCGTTCGGTTTTGTTCGTTCTTGGTTGACCGGCCATGACAATGGATAATTTGTAATATCTTTATTTTCGTTCATCGTAGATTCTCCTATGCCCAAATTTCTTCAAAGTGATCCGCGCCAGCTTTCCAACTGACAACCAGCACCCGCCCGTGGGCGTCGGTGATGTCCTGCCATGCGAAGATTTTAGAAACCTGAAACTTACCCAGCGATTCGATACCTTCGCACATGATCAACCCGCATCTCAGCGGTGATCGATAGCCCGTGAAACGTGAGGCATCAAAACTCTTTGGCGTGTTGTTTTTCAAACTGGCTTCAAGTGCCAAGCCTGCGTCATAGCGTTCCCGATTTTTACTCAGTATGTCGTAAGCATGATTGATTGCTAACATTTGCTCATGGGCGTTAGGCTCTTTACAAACGTCACTATGCCATTGGAGAGCCATGCGTTTGTAACCAGCTTTGATTTCGTCTGTAGTCGCATTCCGTGCAACCGCCAATACTGAGTAAAGAGTCTGTTTTTCATCCGGGTACGCGGGAGCATCAAACCACGCACGCAAAACGGTTTCTGTGAAAATCACATTCCAACCATCTTGATACCATCCATAGGCTGAACGTTCATCAGTCCCGCGGTCTTTCGTTGCACCGATGTAAAGAACATCAAGAATCTTTTGTTTGATAACTGGCTTGACATTTGCAATTTGCGGCAGTAGTGGCAATTCACCAAAATACTTATTGCAGAGATTTTGCAGTGTTGCGCCATGCGCCGGCGTGACAATCCATCGTTTTGTTTTCGGCTCGTATCGTCTATCCGTGTTTGGGATTGCGTTCTTCAGGTCCGCAACAAAGCCGGGATCATACGGCGTCTTTATCGCAATGCCGCCGCCATCGGGAGATAACGTGCATTTGGTCATGACTTCCTCAGCTCATCTTTCCACTGTTTCAAGATGTCGTGCCCGTAATCCAAAGCACCTTGATAAGTTTCATGTTTCCATTCGCCGGGATTGCCAACAATGACACCGCGTATTTTCGCAACAAACCAACGCTTGATAAATCTTGTTCCGTCTGGGCGCTCCTCTGCCAAATCAACGTGACCAACAAAAACCCGCCCAGATGCAAAGTATTCATGCTGTTGCTGTTCGTTCAACCCACTTAATGCTTTTTCAAGCTGTCTTACTGCTCTTTGGTATGTGCTCATGATTTCCTCCGTGATAGTTCTTTCGGCGTTTCCGTCCGAATGGACCTGATAAGACTTCTCATGTACAACGTCCATGATTGCCCGCGGTCATCATTGATAATGGTCTTGGGCGTGATCGGTCTCGGCTTGTACAGTCCGAGTAGATACTGAGTAGCATGATCGGCGGGTACATAAGCACCATCGGATTTTGCAATCTTGTTCAAAACAGAAAAATGGATTTTCCCGTCATAATCCTGTTCGGCAATCTCACGCCAACCACGGGATTGAGCTTTCAGTTGCAGTTGTCTTGCCAGTTTTTGCGCTTTATTCATGATTTGCCTTATTTGCCCCTAGGAAGCCCTAGGAACGATTTTGCTTTATGCCTGTATGTATTGATGTCTTATTATTTGCATGGTTGTAACGGGCTATTACAAGTCAGGAAATGGCATTCTAGGGCTGAAATTTCTAGTTGGCCCGCATTTGGGCTAACTGTGAGGTAAAACCTCCCAAACTCGCCATGTATTTGCCATTGCACCATGAGCACCTGCAATTGGATGATCCTGGTATCAGCGGGTAGCGTTTGCAACAATCCACACAGGCGATTGGGGATTCATTGTTGTCTGTAACTTCGGTTTCTTCGTGTTCTATTTTTCTTCGTAGTCTGATTTGCTTTTCCATTGAATAAATCCTTTTGAATAATTGCTTGCCACAGTACCATTGCCACTTGTGAGTCACTATTGCTGTCCACAATAGATTTACTCTTTCAGCTTAATCTCACCTTTCACCTGCGGCGCATGATCGGTGGAAATGCCAGGTAGGGAATTGCACCCATTGTTGAAGCTATTGTCTGCAAATTGCAACCCAGTTTCTTCACGTCACGTTCACGACTGGGGAAATGTTTCCACTTTTTTACAGCTTGCAATCCATCAACGTTACATCACGCCTGTTACGCTCTGGCATCGTGCATTGGCCTTTGGACTGTTTACGTTGACTAAATGTCACAACGCACCAATGCACTCTGTACCGGGTGCTTACCCGTTTACATTCTCTTTGCTTGCTTCCAACTTACGCCGTACCTCTTCAACCTCTGTGAGCATCATAGGAATTGCACCGTTGTTTGCCTGCATGACCGCCTCAGCACCATACTGAGTAACCAGCTCCTGCAGCGGGTCCACGTTCACGCTCGTTGCGGTTGCCTCAATCACGTCGCCGCCCTCGGTCAAGGCCATTCCAAAGGCTTCCGGCATTTTCATTAAGGTTGTCATTCCCGCGGTCACATCAGGAAACACAATGTCAGCAGCAAATCCAATGGCGCGCCACTTGCACATATTTTCCGGATATTTCATCCAACCGGATTGGGGTTTCATCAGCCCCGCGCGAGTTGCATCTTCGAGGGTGAATTGGGCCGTACTTGAAAAACCATTAATGCGTTCCATGAAACATTCGTACCCAATAAACTTCCCCTTATCTTCCAAGCGGGTGATTTTGATTTCTTTCACCAGTGGGTTACTGTGCAAAAGCGCCATTTGTCCCATAGGTTTGACTGTTGGTTTTCCATCAATCACTTGAACAAATTCAAAACTGGCAGTAATCGAAAACCCGCATTCATAACCTTTCAGCATGATCGCGGCTGCCTGTTCTGGTGTTGTCACGCCGAACAAATGTGCTTTGTACATGACGGGTGCCATACGTTCGATCATTGCCCAAATGCCTGGGGTGAGTTCGCGTGTCGCGGCGGTTGGCACAATTGCGGTTTCTTCGTGTTTGGTGATTTCTTTTTTAGTTGCCATTGGTTTCTCCTTTTGCTTTGGCAATTGCGGTTTCGATTTGGGTAACAAGTCCGGGGAATTTTTCCATCAGGCAATACTTGACATCGGGGAACATGATTATTCCCTCGCACACTTCCAACAACTCAGGAGCCGCGGCGATAAGGTGAGCATCTTCTTTGCACATTGATTCACAAATTACATCGCCACCGTAATACTGAACAACTCCGTCAGGGTCATCATTGAATTCATCATTAGCGACAATAACACTGCTATGTTTTCCAATACTCCACGGTCCCGGCGTATGTTTAGGCATGTGTTTTTTCTCCTTGCATAATTTGTTCTTCAATTTGCGTTCCAACAATTTCCAGACTTTCACAGTCTTGCAATCCGAGAAGGCTTCTAAACCGTCTGCGAAGTGATAATCCAATTGGCGACTTAATCTCCGTACCAGTAAGACCAACAAGAGCGTGAGCGAGATTGTCACCAGACTTTTCTAAAATGGTTTGTGCGTTCTCCACGCCCACGCCAGGAATGCCGGTGAGAAAATCTATCTTCGGTCCTAAGTTGCGCGCTGGTCGTGGTGCCGTGATCTTCGTCTGTGGGTTCCTGTCCCGTTTGCCGATTCGCAAGATGCAATCTTCGAAGTCGGTATCTCCGTTGCACCAAACAATGAATACGCCCATTTCCTCGATACTGAGTATCGTTCCTTGCACACTGGCAAATGACCATCCGGTTTCCCGTCCATCGGCAGAAACTTTGCCATCAGGTCCAGGGAGGAATTGACCTGTGATAATCAGATATGCCCAATGTGTCAGCGGTTCGCCGTTTGCGTGCTGTGCGTTTCGATGTTCGGTCATTCTCGCCAACTGCGGGAAGAGTCTCTCTTCTTTCAACGTGTTGAGAAAATCCCCTGCGGTCTTGCGCTCGAATACAAGAGTGCATCCGTCATCGGTCAACGCCAGAACGTCAAACGCCTTGGGATCGTGATCTATCATTTTTGGCACGCCGCCGAATTTCAGGTTCTTGAAATAATCCGGTTCGGTGTTGGCAATGGTTACAGCTACGATTGAGGACATGGTTTAGTTTCCTGAATAATGGAATGACACATCGGACAAACGCGCAACGGATTGGAAGTGAAATCGGTATCAATCACGTTGGGATGGACTTCCCGTCTACATCGCCAGCAACTAACGGTTTCCTTCGCTGGTGCAATTCGTATCAATGTTCTTTGTTGGGTCCATAAGTTTTTATGGTTGTGTGTGGTTGGCATGGCATAAGCCTTTGAATAAGTGCTTTGGTGGGTTGGCTTCCGAACCAACCCACCGTGAGAAAGGGATTTACGCGGGTACGAATTCGGGAGGAGTAATTACCCGCCGGTACTCAGTATCATGGTCATCGACAACAATACTGAGTAACAGATTGGTAGCCGCTTCATCGTCACGGACCGCGGCAACCTTCGCCGCATCTTCAAGGTGCAACTCTTCCGAGTAGGGCACGTAAGCCGCTACCATTGCCACGGGCATTTGTTCAATCTTTCCGGTGATCGGGTTGACGAAAATAACGGTGTTCATTGCGGTGCCTAGAAGGGAAGTAGCTTTGCGTTGAATTTGGTCATCAGGTCGTGGGTTTCCGGGGAGTCCGCCGTGTAATATTTTTCAATAACATCGGGATATTGGGCAACGGCCACGGCGATAAGAGCTTTCACCTCTTCCCAATTGTCCGATTTCAATGCTGTGTTCTTGACGATGATTTCAAGAAACTGAAGGGCGGTTTTTCTTCCCTGCTCATCACTGCTCGGTGCCACTGCCGCGGGTACGTTGTGACCGTTGCCATTGGAGGGAGCACCACCAGCGGCGAGATATGCGGCACGGCAGGACTCTTCATCAGCAAAGAATTGAACAAACTTCATCGTGAGTTCGTTCTTCATTTCGCCCGTGGGGTTGCCTGAGACATCCTTCGCGGCGTACTGTTTCCCGTTCGGCACTTTCGTCACGCGGGCAAACTTGCCGTTGATTTCGCGGACGTTATCAACGCCCAAAGCCTTGATGGAAGGGAGCGTGATCTTGGCCCATTCGGTAAATTCCGCAATCCAGTGATCTTCCAGGGATTTTGGATACTTGATGTCAATTTCGGGCAAAGGCTGAATGAACACATCAATAGCCGTGAGGCGGGATTTGTGCTGTGCAGGATCGAAAGGCACCTTGCCTTGACCTTTCACGAGACCACACGCCCAAGCGGTGATTTCCACTTTTCCGAAAAGGTCAAAGGTGCGCTCGGGGGGATTGGAGGCTTGGTCAAAGGGATCGAATTCTTTTTCTTGAGTCTGTTCTAACATTTTGGTTCTCCTGGTGTTTTGGTTTGAATAGTTTGAATTGGTGAATGAAAGTTGGTTGTGCTTATTCCGATAGTGCCTCCTAGTAACAATACTGAGTATCAGTTGTACAAGTCCAATAGGTTTCGCTTTGCCTGTTCCCATTCGCGGAACGTATCTTTGCAGATCTCATCAAAAAGTATTGCGGTTCCAAACATTTGAGAAATCAGCGTGTACGGTAAACCCTTATCAACCGCATCGTTGTAATCGCGCCATGCTTGCTCTTTCTGTGATCCGGCTTCAGCGTGTGTCCGTTTCCAATAGGCTTCTGCGAGTTGCAGCGTTTGCAGATTGGGCGTGAGCTTCGGAAGTTTGGTAACTTCGGTGTATGCAAGAGTGTTGGTCACGATTGCACCTTGGTGGTGGATTTGCGTTTTGATGATTTCTTTTTCGCTTCCGGTGCAACCCGCGGTAACGGCTTCATCGGTTCGGCTTCAACTCCCGCAACATACATAGGCATGATGATCGCGGTTTGTTCTTCGTCAGGGTCTTGGATAATGATTGGATGTGTCCCGCCCGGCTTCACGTAAAAGATAACGGCGGTTCCATCGGGATTGATTCCGCTCAGAGCATCAAGTAAGAATTTTCGATTGACCACGAAAGAGAACGGCGTATCCTTGACCATTTCAAGAAGGCCGTCTAAGTTTTTATGCAGCTTATCGTTGCCGCAATCACATGGACCATTCGCGTGTTCGATGTGAGCACGGAAACCATCGGCGGCGATACATCCATGTACTTTATTAAGTTTTGGGTTTGTATCATCGTCACTTACTGCCAATTCGAGCCAAGATTTTTTAGTCATGATTGTGCCTTCCGTTTTCGTTCCTGGTATTCGGGTGAGTTGAGAAATGCAAGTTTCTTTGTGATCCAATTGATGAGAGACAGCTTCTTTATCGTTGGTGCCTGTGTGAAATCCTGCTCTGCCTGTTGCAAATCATTTTGCAAATCAATTCGGATTGTCTGCGTATCAAATGGAGTGTTCATGATTGCACCAACTGCATGAGCTTGCCTTGCAGTTCCCTGAGTTCCTGTGATTCCGCTGCTGTCAATTGACGGTTGATACCGCGGAGGGTGAGAAGTGCAATCCGGTTACGGATGTTCCTGAGCTGAGTTTCGATTGATCCGGTCCTGAGGGTTGCGGTTGTCATGATTGCACCTTGGAAAGCGCGGCACTGTTATTACTCAATTGGCTGCTGATAATTGCTGTGGTGTTCGGATCGTTCACCATGACTAACAAGTGGCTCAGGAGTCCGTTGTTGGTTTCTAGCATTGATTCAAGTTCCGCAATCCGTGCAGCTTGCTGTTCAATCTTGGTATTCTTTTCGGCAAGTAGATCGGCTGTCTTTTCTGCCAGAACGTACATGGTGGATTTCTGATTCATGATGTCACCCCATAAAGATTTGCAATGATCGGGTAATATGCCCCGTCTGTGATTTTGTTTTCGCTCAGATCGGTTGCGACGGTTTCGGCCAAAAGGGTTAAGCCGAGTTCGGTTGCTTTTTCTACAACCTGCGCCATGTCCATCAGGCAAACGCCATGTTTGGAGAGTAGGCAAATGTCATTTGTAAGTTTCGATTGGGTTTGGTTCATTCTTCGTTGCTCCGTGTGCTATAATTCGTGTGCAGGTCAATTGCCTGCCTTGCTCCGGGTAGCTCACTTTCGCCAGTGGGCTACCGTTTTTGTTAAGTGGGTGAGGGGTCTTTTGTAGGATAATTAGGGGTTGTGCTTTTCTTCACCGCTGTTATTTTTCGAGAGTAGTTTTTTTTTATCGCTTGCAGATGCTTCCGTTCTGCGTATTCCCGTTCAATCAGCAGACGAATAAATGCGGCGCGGGTGGATCCGTTGTCTTTCACCATTTCATCCAGCTTGTCCGCTAGCTCTTTTTCCATCAGGGTGTTTACCCATACGTTCTTTTCTGTGTCTGCCATTCGTTTTCCTTCGTATAGTTATCTTTGACAATTTGTCAAGTCAGTTGCGACAACCCCAACTATACTAGACTAGACTAGTCTTGTCAAGGGTATTACGACAAGTTGTAAAGGTTGTTCTTATCAGATTCATGACAAAATAGGAAGGATTATGAGCAAGTTTTCAAACTGGTTATTAAATGAATTGGAAGGGCGGGGGATGTCTCAATCTGAGTTGGCGAGGAAAACCAAGCTAACAAGACAGGCAATTAGTTATTACATAAGCGATAAATCAAAACGGCCAGATGATGACGCGCTCAAAAATATCGCAAAGGCTTTTGATATGCCAACTGAGCAGATTTACCGCGCCGCGGGTCTGCTTCCCCCGAAACTAAAAGTTGATGAAGAGATCGAAGATTTATTGCACGAAATAGCCAAACTGCCAAAGGATGATCAAAGGGAAATACTTGAATTTGTCAAAGTAAAGAACAAACTCAGGGAAGGGAAAAATGATAAGTCAAATCAAGGCGGCAATCATCGAGGCGCATCCAGATGACATGATAGAAATTATTCGATTTGTTATGTGGGTAAGATTGAAAGGACGGATGAAAAAACACTTCAAAGATTTTATTCAACCCTGTGTGGACTGTCTCGAAATATATTATTGGGTGAAATAGGGAGGTAGATCGTGGACACATTTCTAAAATTCTTCACGGGTACAACCGGAATCATTCTGGCAATTGGTTTATGTCTCTTTTGCTTATTGGTTGGCATAGGTGCTGTATGTCTTTTATCTGGCTCAGTGATAGGTAATCCAGATGTAATTCTCACGGCAATACCCACACCCTGATACTCAGTATCATGTTACTAGTCCTTGCAAAATATAAAATGCAACCCTGGCATTCGTCCCATCTCTAAGTGCATAGGTTTCTATTCAGTCTCAGCAGGTGCGTACCCCTGCACCTCCGGAGCCGAAGAGCACAGTTCGAGTCTGTGCAGGGGCGCAAGGTGTCCTTTATACCTATCCCCGTGGGGTGAGGAAACGTGTCAGGGTTGGCATCTTTTTACAGGAAAGGTGCGCGCAATCCTATGAAACTTTCAAAAGCCATTGAAGGATTTGTACTTGAGGCGAAATCAGGGTTATATTCACCCGCGTATATCCCCACGATGGAAAGTCAACTTGGATATATGTGCAAGTATTTTCATGATCCGGAAGTTGACAGCCTCACTCCTGAAGATTGGAAACGGTACATGGTGCATCTTCGCACCGATTACAAACCCAAGCGGTTTAGCGGTGATAAGTCACCGTTGGCATTATCCACAATTGACAACCATTGGAAAACGATAAGGGGATTTTATAACTGCATGGCAACAATACTGAGTATTAATCGCCCTGACCTTGATTTGCCACGGCCCAAATATCAGTCACCGCAAATTGTGCCATTTAGCCAGGATGAAGTTAAGAGACTTATAGATGCAAGTCAATATACACAAGTGGTCAAGCAATCAGGGAGGACTTATAAAATCAAACGTCCCAACGCGGACAGAGACAAAGCAATTATCCTGATATTACTTGACACCGGAATAAGACTCGGTGAGCTGCGACGGTTGAAGATCGGAGATGTCAATCTCGAAAATGGGGAAGTGTATGTCAGGCCGTATCGTGACGGAAGGAAAAGCTCCGCGCGGACAGTGTTCTTAGGTGCTCGTACCCGCCAGGCGATTTGGAAATATACAGCAAAGCAACAAGCAGCATCGGACCAATCGCAATCACTGTTTGAATTACAAGCAGCATCGATACGCCTTGCCATTAGACGGATAGGCGCAAACGCCAAAGTGCATCATGCACATCCTCACAAGTTCCGTCACACCTTCGCGATATCGTATCTCCGCAATGGCGGGGATGTGTTCACGCTGCAAAGATTATTGGGACATCAGACGTTAGATATGACGCGGAGATATTTAGACCTGGTGAAAACTGATATTGCCGCCGCCCATGCCCGTGCAAGTCCTGTGGATATGTGGCGGTTGTGAATTGTCGGAGTTAGAACAAATAATTCAATTGCATTGCACCGCCCTTGGAGCCGCTGTTTGTAAATGCCACTCCGAACACACCGTTGTAATAGGTGAGAGTGGTTCCCGTTGCGTACCCGGTGCCAGCTTTTTCCGTTCCGTTGTCGCGAACATTGGCGTAGCCAATAACAGCAGTAAGAACCGCGATTGCCAGAGACATTGTGTATCCTGTTGCATTGCTTGTCCCGTTTGATGCTGTGGCAATACCATAAAATATGCGGTTTCCTATCGTGCTCCATGTCACGGTTTGCACAGGGTCAGTACTGAATCCGGTATAGGTTTTTGCGAAAACGAATTGAGCAGGAAAACCGAGCGCACTACTTGGGTTTGGGGCAACAGCTACATCAGTGATTGCGCTATTCGCCACAGTGTAATCAGATGTGGAAATCAGGGTCAGCAGGGTAGCCGTCAACGCTCCAATCACACCATACTTATACGCGCCACCTTGTTTCCAGCGAATGCCCCAACCTTTTTTATAGATCGTAGTTGCATCCGATGGTACATTTATTGTTATTGCACTTGCATAGGTCCAAGAGTCGGAAACGGGAATCCATCCATCCACCTGTATAAGTTTTGTATATGTCACGCCATTGAAAACAAAGTTTGATGTCATAAAAGCTCCTATGGAATAATTGCCAGTGTTGCGCCGTCCTGAATGGTGATGTTGAATCCGTTGGCATCCAAGCAATCGACAACGATATAAGTGTTCCCTGTGGTGATTGTTAGATCGCTACTCAGTATTGGGCATACGGGTAGAGATGCACCGTTGTAATAACTCCAAATTGCATCAAGGGTAGATTCCCAAAGGTTTGCATGTCCATACGACAGGGAGGTTTTGTCAGGTCCCGCTTCCCAATCATCCTTGATTGCAATCAATGTGCCAGGGATGGATTCACCAACAACCGCCACACGGATGTTTTCGATGTTTGCTAAAAACAAATTGAAATCAGCAACCGCGGGAATTGTCGTGATCGTTGGCGCGGTGAGTGAGGTAAATGCAATCGGTGATCCTAATTCAATCTCAGCTAACGCACTAACTAACTGAGAGTTGCCATAGACGCGGGCCCAATCGGCAACATTCCAGAACGACGCGGCGGTTCTGTTTGTCACCGCGGTCACATAAGCCATGCAGCACCATACTGAGTAAAAATCATAGTGGCACCACGATACCAACAATTTCCAAATCAGACACAAACCCACCAGCTAAATCCGTTTCCATACGTTCAACAATGCCTGCTATCTGCCTGCCTGATTGAGTTGCAATCAAAACACTGTCACCAACCGCCACGAGGGAGGCAAAGAGTTTTGTCTTTTGAATGTACCTCTGCTGATAATAGTCATATACCCGCTGAATTACATCATCAACAATTGCATATTGATTGGTAGTAATTCCACTCGTAACGAGAGTGGCATCATCGATATTAATCACATTTGTCGGAGTGCCCGCGGGCAGTGATCCATTATTTAATGCCGCGGGAGAGGTCACACGTTCGTAATAAGTTTGTGCTGTAAATTCAAACGTGCCCGCGGTTGTCACCGTCAAGGGTATATGATTTGCACCCGGAAAGAAATCAGTTTTCACGCCCGCGCCGGCGCTTTGGGTTCCCACTTCAAGAATAACACCATCGGGCATGTGGATGACATGCGCTCCAAGCGGCAGGTAGCCATCGAAAACAATCTTATCAACCGCCAGATATTGATAGCGACTTGTCAAAATTCTCACACCCGTTACCAATGGCCGCATGGCAACCGGGGATGATATACCCTTTTGCGCGCCGGTGAAAGTGTGATCAAACGTAACCAAATCAGATGCAAGCTCAAACGGTTTGATTTGTATCTTGTTGGACCTTGCACATGTCACATACGCGCCAACGGTAAAAGCAATCTGTTGCAATGCTTCACGTTTCGACATAAGCGGGAGCCAGCCATAGATACCGATACCAAGTAAACTTGCATCAATCTCATATTCAAAATTTGTGCTGTCCAATATTTCAGCAACAATATCTTCGAAGTCCTTATTGATCCATACGCCTTCCTGAGTGGTGTAGTAATTCGTTTCGGAAATTTCTTTCACACCCAACGCGTCAACGCATTCAAAAGTTGCTTCGTTTTCGCTTTTGCTTTCCCACGTTTCCACATAAAACCGCCCGATGTAAATAATCTCACCGTTCAAATCTTCGTACACGTCCAACGGTTCTTTATATTGCAGGTTGGCGTAAAATCCTTGCGGGTCAACGATGGAGAAATCACCATCGGCACTAAATAAAGTTAAGTCCAATTCATTGATCGGTAACTCAGTTGACAGTGGGTTGATTTGTTCCACTATCCGCGCGGCGCGAACCGAATCACCCTGAAACACGGTGAGCGCGTCGAGGTCGATTCCGGTGAGGCGAATATATCGATACGGCTTGTTTGTTCCTACGAATTCGATTATTATTTTTTTGAAATTACTTACTGCCTGATTTGTCGAAAAAACATAAGTTGTTGGGGTGTAGTTGTCTGTTCGTATTAGGGCGTTTGACGCATCATAGAAATACACCCGTATAAAATCCGCAAAATCGTTAGTGTGTTCCGAAAAATATAAAGTTAATCCGCTTGTGGAGTGAGTTGAGCCAAACGTTATAGTTATTGTTATAAGGCCCGTATCTTCGCCGTTGCTGTCTGTTTGAACATTACCCATTAATCCCACATGAGGCGATGCAGGCATAAACTTCATACTGCCATCAAGTAACCAAAAATCAGGCTCATACGTTGCATAAGGATTGGAAACCGCCGCGGGCAAGAGTAGGTCATCAAGGTCCGAAAATGCCTGCAACGTTCCCGCGGTCAACGCGAAAGACGCATCCGCTTTTATCGTTATCGCTTCCTGATGCACCGGAATGACAATAGGTTTTGTGCTCATGTGATTGCAGGACTCTGAGCAATAAAGTTAACAACAAGATTTTTCCAAAATGTCTGTGTTGCTGATTCCTTTCGAAGCTCATCTGACACACCCGCGAAATATGCCTGAAACGTATATTGTCCTCCTGTGCCGTCGAAGTCAGGCACGGTTACTTCGTGGAATTCTTCGGCTTCGGTGAGCTTTGCCCAGAGTGAGGCGTATTCGGAAAGCTCCGCGGTGCGCCCGAATGCGAGTTCATAATTGAAATAAACTCCAATCAGTTCCCTATGCAGCACACCATCCTCTGTGCGCTCCGCGTACTTGTCAAGGAAATCGGCTTTACGTTTGATACTCAGTATCGGCACTTGGAAGGTTTCACCGTCAATAACAATCATGATGTTGTTGTTCCACTCTTTATCAGACTTCCACCAATACGCACGTTCTCACGGTCAATTCTCGGTTTGAGTTCTCGCACCAACGCGCCCAAATTGCCATCGAAGCCAATACGAATATCAGCTTGAATGCGCCCGATTTCTTCTTGGATAATTTGCCGTATCAATCCTTCAGGCGCTTCAATGTTGGCCCCATTGCGTTGATCCCCAAGTACAGCAAGGAATGCCGCGTTTGGCGGTATCACTGCGCCTGTAGCCAATCGGGGGATGTTCGGAGCTGTCACGGAATTGAGTTCCGGTAATCCTGCAAGACCGGCCACGGCATTTGCCGCACCGATTACAGCGTTGATTCCAGACACAACGCCGTCGATCATACGGTTGATGAAGTCAATAATACTGTTGATCGTTCCTTTGACGAAATCCTTTATCCCCGTGAACGTGGTTTCAAATCCTTGTTTGATCGTGGTGAGTGCGGAAAGGAATCCGTTTGCAATCGGTGCAAATACATCAACAACGAACCATGTGACAAGTGCATCCCATACAATCTTGATTTTCTCCGTGAGTTCTTCCCACTTTTTCGCAAGTGCGACAATGAAAGGTTCCAAGAATACTTTTATCGTATCCACCAAACCGACAAGTAGAATCAACCATCCTTTTATGGCACCAATCACAATGGATGCTATCACGCCGAACACACCAGTAACAATTTCTTTCAACCCTTCCCACGCCAATGCCCAATCACCCGTGAAAACGCCGGTGAGAAAATCCTTTATACCTTGGAACACTAACAGGATATTCTTTTTTACGCTCAAGAATGTTTCGAGGAAGTTGACAACGAGCCGTTTGATCATATCGCCTATGATCGTAAGCACATCTGCAATCACATCACCAAAGGGTAAGTTGTCACGTACCCATTGGACAAACTCACGCCATTTTTCCTGAAGCACTTGAATTGCAACAATCAGTGTGGCAGCCAATACTTTCAATGGATCTTTGAGGAATTCAGCCCACAAATCTTTGAGTGTTTGCACCTTTTTGAGAATGTCATCCGAGATAGTAAGCGGTCCTGGTGTAGCTGTTGCGCCCTCGGGAGTTTCGGGTGCATTGGGTTTCTGTAATACGTTGATTTGATCAAACGCCGCCAACGCGCCTTTAGCTTCCTTCGCGGCTTTCTTGGCACCGCTTGCG